GACCATACAAAAGAACATCAGCAAATTGTAGTTCTTGCGATCTGGCTGCTTTATGTTGGTCGGAGAATGTACAAAAAGGAAAAGAAGAAATGTTCTAATCCGGAATGTGGTAAGGTTTTTGTAGCAAAAGTATATAATGCTGTCTATTGCTCTCCAGAGTGTAGAAGAATTGTTACAAACAAAAATCTTCTTGCAAACTATTATGAAAAGAAAAATAATAAAAATAAAAAACGGATCTGCAAAACTCCAAAATGCGGAACCGTTCTTTCTCGCTACAATAAAGAAAAAATTTGTGAAAATTGTAAGAGAGAAAGATATATTAAGCGGCTTATGTCATGGGGATGGTCGGAAAAACAAGCCCGCGGCGAATAAATATGACAATTGGAAATCTTGTGGCATCAGTTAAAAATTCAAGAATCATATCAATTGATCCGGCATCTCATTCTTTGGCTTGGGTTATTTATGATATAAAACAATCTAAGATATCTATTTTTGATTGTGGAAAAATTAATTACAAAGAATACAAAGGGGCATCAGCAAAGTTTTCTGTTATTGATAAAGAACTTAAAATTGTTTATAAAAAATATAAACCAAGTATTGCAGTCATTGAGCAGTCAATTTATGTGCAAAACTTTGAAACAAGTAGAGTTATTTCCTACATTATAGGATATTCCTGGGGAGTGTTAAATAACTTTGGCTGTCAAGTCACAGATGTGAATCCATTAGTTTGGAAATCTGGCATTGGGTACAAAAATTTAAATAAAAAAGAACAAGAAATTATTGCTAATGACGGACAAAAAGGCTCTCTTGCTATTAAATTAAAAAAAGAAAGAAAGCGCCGGGTGCAAGAAATTGTAAAAAATTACTTTACGGATATACCAGAATATCTGAAGGATGATGATATTATAGATGCAGCAGGAATTGGTCTTTGGTATTGTAAGAAAGTTTTAGAGGAATCAAATGCAAAGTGAGCCATACAAGGACAAAGCTTTTCTATACGAAATGTATGTTAAAAGAAGGATGAACTTGACAGACATTTGCAAACACTTAAAAAATACTTACAATATTGAAGTCACCCCGCAGGCAATTTATAACTGGGTAAAGAAGTACGATCTTCTTAAATTTAGAGGCAAGGGTAGAAATTTGTCTGCAACCAGCATGAGGAGACCTCAATCTGCTGCTCAAAAAGCTGCCAATGAGCGCAAGAGAGAAATACAAAAAAGAGTAAGGCAAAGAAAAAAGGAGATTAGAGGGCAATGAGATCAATGAGAAGAAGTGTAAGTGTAAAAGATATTACAAGTTTTGCAACCTTAGATATGATTTATAATCAAGTTAGGGTTATTGAAGCAAAACAAAATGCAACTCAATATAAGTGTTTGGGCTCTGGCAACTGTTGCCGGATTGGACTGAATATCCACATGGGAGAATGTGCAAACATTGCTTTTAATCTGCGTCAGCAATATTATCTAACTTACGAAGATAAGGGGCAGCAGGCTGCCGATGAGTGGATGGAGGAAGTTGTAAATAATCTAAAAGAAGCAATGTATGACTCTGATTGGGAGCCGGGTGGCGTAACCAAAAGACATTGCGCTTTCTACAAGGGTGGATGCACCATTTATCGTTACAGGCCAATGGTCTGTAGGACGTTTGGAACAGTAACACATGTAGATGATTATTGCCCTAGGATTAGAAATGCTAACGGGAACATTGATTATTTTGCAGGCGATGGTGTTAAGAGAGTCATTACGGCTTTCCAAGACTTTTTGAAAGAATATTCTTCTGATAAAGACCAGGGCTACAATATGGTTGTTTATATGCCTTTAGGCGTTTTAAGTTTTCTTTTGACTGATGAAGAGTTAATTCAGTTAGAGGAGACAACCGATAAGAAATTTTGGATGGGTGTTGAGGGCTGGTTTAATTATAGAGTGCAGTATATTAAGATGCATGGCTATGAATATGATAGACTGGATAAGGAAGCAAAAGCTGTTAAGCTCGAGTTGAGGTTCCCTAAAGAAGAGGAATAAATGACAGAGATTGAGCCAGTTAGTACAGAATTAGTACCTGCTGAAAAAACCATTATTGATGAACTGGCTGACATTGAGCAGGCCGGGTTGCTTCATGTCAAGGGTTATTCTTTTCACGAAATTAGTTCTTTGATGAATGCGCCACTTGAGCGCACCAAGGAAATGATTGCTGAGTATAGAAAGATATTAAATAGGCAGGCGGAAATTGACCCATACTTTCTTGAAAAAATACAATTTAATACAATTAAGGCGCTTCAGGAGTTTGATCAGTTAAGTAAAGAAGCGTGGGAAACAATAAATATAGCAACAGATCATGGCATGGTTCCTGCAAGGATACAAGCAATTAAGTTAGCTGGGGAAATTGCAACTAAAAAAGCTCAGTTACACAAGTTAATGGGTGGCAATCAGGCTGATGCCCAATACATTTCTCGAATGCAAAAGGCTGAAAATGTAAATCAAATTTTGTCTAAAGTCTTACGGGATGTTATTGCCAAACATCCACAAATTGCTGAAGAAGTTAGGAGAGAGTTAGAGATTGCTTTTGAAATTATGGATGTTGACGGGGCTGACTAAAGAGACGGAAAAAAGTTTACATAAAGAGACGGAAAATGTCTCACATAAAGGTGTAAAATGCTTACCTGCTCCTGATTTGTAAACTTACGTGCGCGTAAGGTTTCAAATTTGTAAAATTACACACGAGTAATGTTACATCCGGGTAAGGTTTCATAGTGTATAATAGATTAGCAGATTATGTCGGATTTTGTTGGGCTAAATTTAGAATTTAATGATTTTGATCGTCTTTTGCGTCAAGATGATCTTATTGAAACGCCTGTGCCAATTCAAGTATTTGTTCAGGATAAAAAATATTTAGGATTGCCACCCTTATCAGATATACAAGAAGAAATTGTAAAACACAGTACACAAATATTTAAAGAAAAGACACTGCTATCTATACACGGGGAGAAAGCAGGGCGTGAACATTATAAAAAATATACTGATAATGAAGTTATTTGCATGTTGGGCAAAGGTTCAGGGAAAGATCATTGTTCAAGAATTTCAATCGCTTATACAGCGTACCTACTCCATTGTTTAAGGGATCCTCTAAATTATTTCGGTAAAGCGCATGGAGTATATATAGATCTTCTAAACCTTGCCGTAAATGCGCAGCAAGCGCAAAGGGTTTTCTTTGAGCCATTGAAAAATCTTTTGTTGCAGTCTCCATACTTTAATGAAGTAGGATTTGAACCAAGAGTTTCAGAAATATTTTTCTTTTCAAGACCAGTAAGATGTTTCTCAGGTCACTCTGAAAGTGAAGGTTGGGAAGGATATGAAGTATTGACTGTGGTATTGGATGAAATTGCGGCTTTTAAAACAGATGCGGAATTAAAAGGAGAAATTAGGTCAAAGGGTTCTGCGTCAGCAATTTATAATATGAGTAAATTATCTGTTATGTCTCGTTTCCCAGAAGTCGGTAAAGTAATTCTTTTGTCATTCCCTCGATACAGAGGTGATTTTATTGAGCAGCGTTATTATGGAGCTCGAGAAAAACAAGAGCCAAAAACTTGGTTTATAAAAGCTGCTACTTGGGAAGTAAATCCAACGATTAAGAGAGAGCAATTGGAATCTGAATATGTTAGAAATCCGGTTGAGGCAGCGGCAAGATTTGAATGTAATCCACCGAATATGGAAGACGCATACTTTAGAGATCCAGATTTAGTTAGAAAAGCCTTTACATATGGTGAAGACCCAACTAATGAAGATGGTACATTTAAAAAATGGTTTAATAGTACAGATCAGCATATTAGATTTATTCATGTTGACTTAGCTCTTAAAAGAGATAGAGCTGCATTAGCATTAGTTCATTCTCCTGGATTAAAGGAAGTCAAAACTTTAAATGGCTCGGAAAAGCTTCCGGTAATCAATGTTGATTTAGTTTATTCTTGGGAGGCCGGTATGAATCAAGAAATTAATTTTTCTGCAATTCGACAATTAATTATTGATTTATGTAAAAAATTTGATGTGGCTAAAGTTACATTTGACAGATGGCAATCTATTGAAATGATACAAAGCTTAAGATCATTAGCCATAAACGCTGATTTTCACAGCGTTAAAAAAACAGATTATGATACCCTAACATCTGCTATTTATGATGGTCGATTGCGCGGGTATTGGAATGAGTTATTGGTTGAAGAAGAACTCCTAAAATTACGTTTGTTTTCAAATAACAAAATTGATCACCCATCATCTGGGTCAAAAGACTTAGCTGATGCTATCGCTGGTTCTGTTTATAATTGCATAGAAAATATTTCCGTAAGCACCGAGATCGAGATTGAATTTTTAAAACCGGATAAATACTATGAAATAGATGAGGAAATGCCCGAATTTGGCACTGTTTCAATGTATAATGGTTCTACAGGAAAATTCGAGCGGGGATTTTCTAAAGAAAAATCGGAGGCGAATAAATGGCTGGAAACCCTATAGAAGATGTACAGGCAACACCTGAAGAAATTGCAGTGGTATTGTCTGGTGAATTGCAGAAAGCTCTTCTTCAATTGGTCGCATTGAAAATTGAGAACGAAAAACTCCATCAAAAGTTGAAGGAACTGACCGAGAATACTAGCAAGCCTTCCACAAAATTTTAAATTCTTTTCAAAAAAAAATTGTTTTGCCCCTGTTTTGGGTTGGTCGTGTGCTACTGTTCTTCTTGCTGGCATTCCGTCAGTGAAATAAAAAAACCAACATCAAAGTATGGAGAAAAATATGGCAATCAAGATGAATAAAGTTGATAGTTTCCCTGAAATTACAAGAGCAGGGAGACAGTCTGAGGATTTGCAAGCAATTGTTAATGCTTTGCACGAATCAGCAACTAGTGGACAAAAGTTTAGCCTAAATGTTGAGCCAGGTAATCCCTATAACTCAATGCAGCAGAGAATTCGTGCGCAGGCTAAAAAGTATGGATACAAGATTATCATTAGATATGATTCGGCTACAAAGACGCTTTTCTTTAAGGCTAATCGTGGTGGTAATGCTTCTGTTCCAACGGTTGATGTAAAGAACAAGGTTAGCACCACCGTAAAGTCCAAGTAATCAATCAATAAAAAAATAAAAGATTTTTTTGAGTGGGGCGAAAGCCCCACTTTTTTTTTGCTATAATGATAATGTGCTAACAACGGAAAATCAAAGTATTGAGATTACGCCCGATCAAATTAAATCGTGGTGTCCTATGATTTCGCTGCCGTGTTATAATCGTGAATTGACTGAGCCATTTATGATGTCTTTAATACAGTCAGTAATGTACTTTAAACAAATCGGATTGCGCTTTGCTATTAGCACCGTAAGTGATTCATTAATTAGTCGAGCCCGGTGTAACCTTGTTGCTAAGTTTATGGCCAATGAACAGTTTACACATTTGTTATTTATTGATGTTGATCTTAAATTTAATTATAATGATATACTAAAACTTCTCTGGCATGATAAAGATGTGATTACGGGAGCTTATCCAATTAAAGATATTAGTTGGGATAAAGTACATAAAATGGTACAAGATGGTGTGCCAGCAGATAAACTTGCACAAAAAGCAACGCGATTTGTTGTAAATCCA